AACTGTTTTTTTGATATATCATTGTATCGTGTAAGTTAAATCCACATTCTTTAAAAAATAATGCTTGTTTAAAAGAAGTGCCTGTTTCACTTCCATTAATTGTAGCATCACCAACAATCCAAACTATAACACCTCCATTTTTTGTTACTCTATAAAGTTCTTTAGCTATATCCTCAAAAGGAAATGAATAACCGTTATAATCTCTCAAATCATCATAAGGTGGACTTGTTACAGTTAAATCAATAAAATTATTCGGCATTCTTGCCATTGTTTCTAAATTGCTTTCGCAATAAATCTTGTTTAATTCTAAATTATTCATAAGCTCCAGTTATATTATTTCTTTTTTCATCACTTGCTTTAACTTCTGTGTAGGATTTCAAAATATTTGTTTTTCCCACTATCTTGAAAGTTAAAATCTTTTTAATTATCATTTTTTTATAAATAGTATCTCCTTCAGTGAAAACAACTTCTTTTAAAGTCTTTTCTTTTTTACCATCAATTACGACAATATCTCCGTATAAAATATTTTTTTTAATCATAAACTTCTTTATAATCGGTTAGTTTTTTCTGTGTTTCAAGTAGTTCTATTTGCATCTTTAACGGCTTGTTTAATACATTCGTAATTGGTGCAACATTTTTGTAGTGAGTTAAACGGTGTGTATTCTTCTTTGCAGTAACGACATTTTTTAGACTTCATAATCAAAAATTGATGTTTGTTTAGTGTCCGACTTTTTGTAGATATTTAAAGCGGTTTCAAATATTGTTTTTCCAGCTTCATAATCGACCAGGTTACGAGCAATTTTAATTAAACTTTGTTCACCTTTATAATCGTTAATGTTTATTTCATGAATATCACAAAGCTGTTTTAATTCGTTTTTTGCTTGGCTTACAATACCACTTATATTTCTGTTGCTTACAACTGAAGGTAAATTAAAATTAGTCCAATACAAATGCCTATCTCTTTTTTGTGCTGTTATCAATGGTTCGTAATAAGGAATCACATTTTCAACTACAAATTTACCGTGTTTGTAATAATGCTGTAAAAATAATATTTCTTCATAAAGTTTTAAATCCGGATAAATTGGCTCTGTTGTTGTGTCGTAATTTGAACTATTCCAATACCTGGCTCTTGAATGGCTCGGACACGGTGGCGAACTCCAAATAAAATCAAACTCTTTAAAGTGGTCTAATAAATATTGATGTGCGTCCGCAACAATTACATTGTCATCTGGAAAACGTTCTTTATAAAGTCTTGCAAGTTCCTGGTCCAACTCAACCGCAGTAACTTCTATTTCAATATTTGCATCTTTTGCAACCTCATTCCATTTTGCCCTATTACCCCCCAAGCACGCATATAAATTTAAAATTTTGTATTTAGTCATAAGTCTCTTTATAATCGGTTAATTTTTTCTGTGTTTTCATTAATTCTATTTCCGTGTTTTGTAACTTAGTTTGCAAGGCTCGATTTTCACTTACTAAGTGGTTTAAAACCAATCTGACGTGTTCAAGGTCTTTTTGTTGCTGTTCTATACCTTCGCTTTTTTTAGGCTCTAAACGTCTTCTAAACTCTAGTTTATTCCAAGTTAGATTTAAGTTTATAAAGGCGAGGTTAATTGCTATTTCTTTATCCATAGTTAAAAGGGTAAATCAAAATTAGTATTTATTTTTATTCCGTCTTTTCGTTCGAGTGGATTAATACCAGCACAAGTGAAACCCGTTCCATATTCGTATTTAAAACGCACGGCATCGTTTAAAGGCGTGGGCTTACCGCCGGTCTCGGTCTCTTTGATTTTCTTAACATGAACGTGAGTGTACATCCAGTTTAAAGGGTCGGCAACATATCTATGAATTACAATAAAATCGTCGGCTCTATTTCCCCACTTACCGCCCCCTTCAGCATCTGCCATATTCGGAGGCATTGGATGTCCTTCGAAGTCGCCTTCTTTGTGAATCTTTCTTAAGGCTTCGGTTGCTGCGTGAACACATAAATAAATAGTTGTGTTCGTTTTTTTGGCAAATAATCTTAAACGGGTAGCCATTTCGTAGTCATATTCGTGAGAATTACTTCCTTTTGGTCTTATAAATGAATTGTGAGGGTCAATCATTAACACATCGTAGTTACCTAACTTTTGAACTTCTTGCATAAATTCTTCTATTGTCCAAGCCTTTGAGGTATCTATAAAGTCAAAGTGTAATTCAATGAATAGTTTAGCCGTTTCAAGTTGTTGTTTGTCTATTTCTGTTATCTTTTGACCTAAATACAACTCTATTAAGTTACGTTTCATACCTGTTACCGTGTTTTCAGCACTATAAATTAGGTGTTTAAGAGAGTGTTTCACACTCAAACAAAGAAGGTAGTACAAAACAAAGTAAGTTTTACCCGTGTTTGCGTGTCCTAAGATTATATTAAAAGACGCTTCTTTAAACCTTAGGTAAGTATCTAAGTCTATACCTATACCCTTACCTATTGGAACTTCGTTCCTCCTAAGCAACTCTAAAAAGTCGTCGTTTTGTCTGTGGTTAATTAACATTAGTCTAGGGTTTTTTGTTTTGGTGGTCGACCCCCTTTTTTACCGTCTTTATAACGTTTATTATTTGAATCAATAAGAGGTTGAATAAGTAGCCAAATAACTTTTAAATGATTAGGTAACTCCATTTCATAACCTAAACCATAAGAACAAATTTTATCGTACATTATTAACTTGTCGTTATCTTTCAGTAATTTAATAGCCTCAAACCAACTTTCATAAAATACAAAACCGTCTCTTTTTTCCATAATTTTTAATTTTAGTGCAATAAAAAAGCCCCTATTCGCGTCACGGCTTCCACCTCGTGAGTTGAATAAAGGCTCAAATAATCCTTTTCAGGTTCTATAACGTGGAAGCGAACCTACTTAATAATAGTAAAAAAGTTATTTTGTTTTTTTATCAAATCTTTCGCACCAATTAAACCACTCTTTTAAAGTCCATACTTGATATATTGCTTTAGGGTCAACATCCGCTTTTTTAATCGCGTCTTCAGGTGAATAGGCTTGTAATATCTTATAATCATAAACACCCTGAATATAGTATTGTATTCTATAAGGTTGCATATTTCAAAAAGGTAAGTCAACTTTTGGTGTGTCCGTCTTTTGGTACGGTTCGCTTAACTTCGCGCTGTAAAATTTACCGTTTTTACCGTCTCTTACCCATAAAGCAATCTCGATTTCTTCACCTTTCCAGTTAATCTTTCCTTTCATGTCTGGCTGGTTATCGTTAGTTTTTTCATTCTTGAAAATTGCGCCTGTGTTTTCTTTCTGTTCCATTTGTTTTTGTTTTAAATTTAAGTAAATTATTTTAATTCTCGTTTTAATTTTTCAATGTAAAGCGTTGCATCCATCAACTCCTCTTGCAAGTGGTTTAACCATCCTAACAAGTCAACGTCGGTACGGTCTAAATTAGTTCCGTATTTCTGTTGTCCGAGTTTTGACCGTTCCCAATATTTACCGAGTACAGCTAATAATACTGTGTCTTCGTGTTGTATGCTTTCGTTTGTTATATTCATTTTATTAACTGGTTAAAATATGCTTTACAATATTGTATTCGTGTTTTCATTTCTTCGATTACAGCCTCGTTGTATTCAACGTGAAAGGCTTTTACTCTTCGGTCTTTCGGTATATGGTCGAAATTATGAGAAGCCATAACAGTTCGGATAGTTTCTTCAGAGGGTTCAATCTCGTATTTTCCCCACGCGGTTCTTCGTATTTCATCGTTAACAATTTCTTCAGGTGTATTAATTAAACAATAACTTATTAATCCGTGTTTCTTTCCAGTGAGCCACATATAGCCCATTACTTGGTAATAATAGTCTTTATTCGGAAGTTCGTCTTCAAAAAACGGGAATGTTTCACCTGACCAACTCGACTTTACGTCAACTATTAAATTATCGGTTATTATGTCGGGCGTTCCTTTGATAAATTCGTTTTCGAAATACTCATCGTTTTTTGTTATAAAACCAAGTTCTAATACCTCTTCAGTTAGTTCGATAGATTTATCTTCAACTTCGTTACCTTTGTCAGTATAACGGCTT